TCATAAGAACCTCTTCTGAATCCAGAGAAACCTAAGTTCAATGCCATTTCTTCAGAATTTTCGAATACACCAAAAGAACTACCACCGTTGTAAGCAGCTGTTCCAGCTTGTTGTCCAACTCCAGCTAACATATCATCAAAGTCTAGAGAAGTTTCTCTATTTAAGAATAACATGTTTTCTTCGATAGCTCCTTGAGTATCTAAGTTTTTAAGAATTGAATCAAACTGAGCTAAACCAGTTGCTGCAGTAAAGTCTACTAATACATTTCCACGGCTTTTAACAGCAGCAAAAAGACCTTCAGTACCTTTAGCAGTTGTAGTTGAACTTCCAGATTTTAATTCACCTTCTACCATAGACATTTCTAGGTAGTCTTCAAAACGTAATCTTGTTTCAGATTCAGCTTTTAAGTACCATAAGAAACCTCCCTGACCAGACTCAGTAGCTACTTCAACCCATCCAATCTGAGCAGTGTCAGATCCGTTGATAGCATACTTGTCTTTAATGATAATAGGAGAGTTAGAGTATTGAGTGAAAGAAGGCGTTACAGAAATTCTGTTAGCATCTCCAGTTCCTTTTCCGTACTCAGATCCGTATACAAAGATTTTAAGGTTTGGTCCACCAGTTACTAAATCTACTTCAGCAGCTCCAGCTCCAGTTCCATCTAAAGCTTCTTGTGAATAAGGAGCAACAGTTAATACACCAGCACCTAATGCACTTCCAGGAGTAGCTCCAGAGGCAACAACGTAACAGTTTAATTCTGCTCCAGTTGCTGGATTCATTACTACGATTGTAGAACCAGGAGATACAACATTCTCAATAAGAGTTGCACCAGCTCCACCAACAGGAATAGTTAAAGTAGAAACTTTTGCTCCTACAGCACCTGCGTTAGTTGCTATTACATTCTCATAAGAGATGTGTAATCTATTTTGTTCAGACCATACTACTTGATCAGAAGTCATTGGCATTTCAGCTCCTACCATTCTTAAGAAACCACCTAAGGTTCTATTTCCATAACGCTCTACTTCAGCTTCATAGATTTCTGGTAAGTACTGCTGTGCGAAATCATTCGTTCCATCAGTAAAGTTTAAATAATTGCCTTCTAAGGCTTGCTTTTTTTGCGTTGGGATTAAGCTTCCAAACGCTGGGCTTACATTTGCCATAATTTTTTAATTTTTTTAGTTAAATTTTTTTGTTTTAATTCTAAGTTTAGAAGAATCATAACCGCTTATTGACTTAACTTTTATTCCGTTCACGAACTCACCTGTCCCAGTTTGTCTTGGCTCTGTGCTAGGATTTTTAGAACTATTAACTATTTCTTTAGTAGCATCTGTTCTTCCTTGTTCGTAAAAATGATTAATAATCTTGTCAGCATTTGAAGCGATATAAATAGCTTTGTGATAACCTTTCGTGTCTTTTATATTACCGCTTTCGTCAAGAAACTTTCCTACGAAATTGTTAATGCTTGATTGGTTCTCTGCAACTTTATTAGGATCTTGTAAACCATATCTAAACTTCTTTTTACCTACATTGAAGTCAAAACCTTTGAATTCATTAGTAAAGTAATCATTTGTTTTTGATTTAAAGTCCGAATGCTGTTGCTCAGCTATTCTCTGATCTTCTTGATATCGGTTGAAAAACTCTGTTGCTTTTTGTTGTTCCTGAGTAACGCCGGGTCTCAACTTGATTTCGTCGTAATATTTACTCTTGGTGTTTTCTAAAAAGCCTTTTGCTTTTGCAACTTCTTCTTTAAACGCAAGTTTCTTTTTGCGTATATCTTTTTCCTCATCTATGTCTTCATCATAATCGTAGTCTTCTAATAGTAAGCTAACGTCATCTGATTCTAGATAAGGTTTTGTTTGTTTGTAATATTCTTTTAATAGTGTTTTATCATCAACATTTGAATAATCTGCGTTTAACCTAACGTAGTCTTCTACTGATCCACCTGTCTCTTCCATAAAAGTAACAAGTTTGTCTATGTTTTCTGGTAATACTCTTTGCTCTGCTACTGGTTGAGATTGTTGTTCAATAACTTTTTCAGGTTCTTGAGTAGGCTCTTCGTCTACAATTTCTATAATACCATCTTCTTCAACTACTTCTGGTGTATCGTTAACAACTACAACAGGTTCTTCAATAGCCTCTTCTTTAACTTCTGGTATTACCACCTTAGCAACTTCCTCAGCTACTGGTTCTTTTACTTCATCTATGTTAACCTTTATAGGTTCGTTAGATTGATTGCCTAATTTTTTAGGACTTGTTTTTTTGGATTTAATTTTAAAATCCCCTTCTTGTTTTACTTCTGACATAATATAATATAATTAAATAATTGTTTATTAGCTAGGCCCAAACTCTTCTATTCCGAATCCACCTAACACATCGTTTCCTGATGATTCAAAGTTTTTAGGTAATCCCTCTGTTTGTCTTTGTTGTATTAACTCAGACTGCTGGGATCCCTGCATTTTTATTCTTTTATCTTTTCTATCTTCAATTTCTTTTTCTTTATTCCCCTCTGCGTTTGCTCTTACCTGTGCTAATTGCATATTGAAGTTAAATTCTTCAGCCATCAACTCTCTTTTTATTTGAGCTTCAGTTTGCATTCTTTGTATTTCAAACTGTGACTTTGCTTGTTCTATACTTACCTTCTCTTGAGTAAGTGCTTGTTGTTTTTGCACCTCAGCCATTGCAGCTTTTTCAGATGCCTCAGCGTTTGCCTGCGCTTGCGCTTGAATATTAGCTTGTTGCTGTTCTTGCTCTCTTTTTATTTTCTGCTTTTGTCTAAGCTTTAAGAATTGATTAGCTAACTTTATGTTTTTTATTTGTCTGATATCAATTGCATCAGATAAAGCAATTGCTTGTGTTTGTAAAGCTACTTGTATGTTTTGTTCTAGTAAAGCTTTTTCTTCGTCTTCTGGTTCAAGTTCTAAATAAATACCAAAGTCATGCAACTGTAAATTCATTAACTCTTCAAGAGTTTTTGTATTAAAAGTACTTATAGCATTCGTTAAAGCATTTTCAGTTAAAGGGTTTTCAATAACATCAGCTACTTTTAAACTGATATTTTCACAAGTTCTAACAGTTAAGTAAAGTAAAGAATCTAATACGTGTTTAGTTGCAATATTAGAAGCGTTAGCTGCCATCTTTTGCAGACCTACTAGTGAATCTTTACTTGGAGCACTACCATCTCTAGCTTCATTTAATCCGGTAACATCTCTTATCATTTGCAAGTAATATTGGTATGTACCAATTAAACTTTGTATTTTTGCTTGACCGCTTGAAGATGATAATTCTTGCACAGGTACTTTACCTCTATTCAATTCACCATCTTGCGTAAGTGATCTACCTACAACAGAACCTGTTTGGAAGTACATATTCAATGCTTCAGCTGGATTGTATGTTGTGCCATTACCTAAGTCAACCTCCGCTAAACCATCCATATCTAAGAATACACCATCTGGTACTATCCTAGACATCACTTGTTGTAATTTAAGGTGCGTTATTTGAATCATATCAGCAAAGCTAGTAATTTTACTAACTATAGACTCTATACGTCCTTTGTACATTCTAGGTGCAGATATACAGTAATTCATCATTACCTTTGTAGTATCAGCTGTTGGTCTGGTCATATTTTCAGCCAACTTCCATTCTAGCATTATGTTTGTACCTAATACTTTTGCGCCAGTGTATAATACCTCTATTGTTCTAGATATTCTTTCAAAGTTATCATTAGCTGGAGGATTAAATGTGTCAGGTTTTTCTAACGTCTTTTCTAATCCTTGATCTGTTTTCTTTATTTTAAATACTTGATCTGAATATGTTTTGTATTCAAAATATAAAACTTGTATGGTATTAGCGTCGTAGTTACCCCAGTTTGTTACATACTGTGAGTTACCTGGCATATCTTGTATCTTCTCTAATTCTGAAGCTGATAATGACGGGAATTGTTTTTTAAGTTCCGCTAATGATATAGATTTTACTTCACCTACATAATATATATCTTCAAAGTTTGGATCTTCTGTATATGAATAAATCATATTAGCTGGATCAACATAATCAGTAACTATACCTTCGGCTTTGTTAAATGATGTTTTAACAGCCCCAATACCTATAGTAGTTAAATCGTGAGCTACACGTTTTTTGGTTTGCTCATACTTATTAAAAGCCAATACATTATTTATAACTTCCTCTTCCGCAATCTCTACGTTTTGCTTAGGAGTCATCTGTAAATGTATATCTAATTCTTCTCTGTTTTCAGGTAAGCTTTCTAAATCTCCTGTTGTTGAAAAATCCATACCTAAGTTTTGTTTTATGTTTAACAAAGCTTTTTTGGTATTCATATCTTTTTCAACAGCTGCTGCGTAATCAGTTCTGCTTTTTACAGAAAATGGATCTTGAGCAAAAGCATTTATATCATATGATTTGTTTGACATTCCGTTTACAACAATATCAACAAACTTTGATATAACCGGTATTGGTTTCCAATCTAAATTAAGATAAGATAAATCACCGTTTATAGATAGTTCATCTTTGTACTTTTGTATTGATTGCTCTCCTCTTGCGTATAACCGTAATGAGTGAAAGCTATTCCAATTATTTAAGTATCTATTACCATTACCTCTTCCTTGATTGAACCACTCTTGTTCAATAG